GTTTTACTTTTAGGCTGTTCCTGCAAAAATCCCATCAATAAATTTTAATGTTGTTCCGCTTATTGTAACGTTCCGTGTATCACCGAAAAATCCATTTTTATAAAATTCAATTTGACCATTTGAGCAAAATATAGCTGTTGATGTTGTAGAACTAGTAAAGATCATATGTACATTATTATTACCATATGCTGCAAATTCCGCATTTCCGTTTGGACTACGCAAGCAAGTAATTTCATTATTTCCGTATATAACTCTGTTTCCTGTATTATTAACTATTCTGAATCCGCTATATTTTTCTGAAAATGAGGAATTCTGAAACCCTTCATAAAAGCTTATAAACGGCTCACTAAAACCAGCTCGATATAATCTCATACCATAATCGTATCCGTCTAATCCGATTACCGCATAAGCTTTTCCGTCCGGGTCAACCAATCGACCCGCTGCTATTCCCATTTCATCCAGCCAACTTTTTCGTACCCATACGCCATTTTCATAAACCCAGCAAACAAACCCATCCGTGCCGCTCATTGTAACCTTTTTATTGCCGTCGTTTGTTTCTGACACAAACCCCTCTGAGCGGTTGATTCTTACGTTGTTATAAGATTCACCTTCGGTGAGTTTCGTGTTGATTTCCGCTTGCATTTCGATCGCATTTGTGGCACTGTCACGGACAAACACACCTAAAGTTATTGAATCTTTAGAAGGGTCATCATGGCATTTGGTATAGCAAACTATCCTGCGCGAAATAATGTCGCCGATTATATCGTCCTGTACCTGTATATTGTCACCCAAAGAAAATGTCTCCCACGGTTGCGCGCCGGGCAACCTGTTGAGAGCTGCAACCGATATCTCATACGTGAATCCATCATCAACAGTCCAGTTTCGGTCAATAGAAACCAAATCAACGCCGAATTTGAATGTTCGTCCGGTTTCGGTTCCAATCCTTTGCGGCAAGTGAATTTTGAAATTATCGTAACTGACTTCTACGCCGATTGCCTGAAGCCCAAGGGTTGCAGATCGAAGTGAAACCTCTTGTTCATTGCCGAGTGCAAAGGCTTTTGTTCCGATATTGGCACAATTTCCAACCGAAAACTCCGAACTGGCTTTCTTGCCATTCCCATCTACGGCTTTGTCTAACATATCCGCCAAGATTTGTGCCGGCGTTCCCAGAAAACTATACATCGGCGGTATTATGTATTTGTTCAGTCGATAACTTACATGTTCCGCGGTGACTTCGGTTGTGTTGGAAACGCCGGAATTTTGATGAAAACTTGAAATATCAAAAAGCTGGCCATCAATCTCGAACATAGCGCTGGGCGCGACATATTTACGCATAGGGTTTTTGTTATCCAGTGTAAACTGCAACGTCCAGCCACGCATTAACTCTTTTGATTCAATAACATTAAACGCCCGGGAGCTAACGCCAACTTTCTGGCCGTCTTTATAAAAATACAGTTTCATACATCACCCTCCGTAATTCGGCGACAGCTCGACAGCAATGGCAATGTTTTTGGGGAAAGCACCGACTACTCCCGATACCGCAATTTGTATTTGTCCGGGAGAAAATTCAAAAAAGTCTGCCGGAGACGCATAGGCATACAGACTTTCCCCGTCAGACATTCTGGTTATAGTTTCGTTCTCGCAGTCAATTAATATGCCGTCGTGCGCAACTGTCAAATTGCACTGCCATTGCTGCGAACCATACACAAGTCTAAAGCCATTTTGTATGTACCCTATAAGCTGGATTTTTGGCTTTGCGGTCCCTGTTCCGGCAATAGTAAACCGCATATTTCCATCGGCGCTGAAAGTCTGCAAATATGTATTACCGTACAGCGTGGCGGTATCCCATAACAATCTTTCCTGCATATCCTGTGGCGAAACCGGAGAATTATCCAAAGCGAATGGATATGGAGGGTTAAAGACAAAAGTGACCGTAACAGAACCGGTACAAGGGTCAATTATCAATGGCACGGCGCTTGAGACTTTCGCATAATATTTACGATTGGGGTAATTAAGATTTATCAGCTCGTGATAATTGCCGTCATTGTGGAGCCAGCCGGAAATAATTTCACCTTTTTCCATTGCTTCGGCTGGTGTTTTGCACAACCAGGAAAATGTCAGCGTCGCTTCTGCCTCGAGATACGTATCGGTGCCAAAATCAACGCTTCCCGGACGCTTCATGACATTTATATAACTCCTGCTCGCGGATGGTATAATCGGCCAGCTGACCGTGCGCATTGTGAGCCCCAAATCGCGACTTGATATGCCTTTGAATATTATTCCCGACTTCATATTGGTACCCCCACTGCACGCTGCCTTAATTTTTCCTGGCGCGCCAATTCTTCAGATGTGAGTTTAGCCTCGCCGACAAATTCACCGTTTATGGAAATCGGAATAATCAAATCTCCGCCTTTTCGTTGGTTTTGCTGTGAAGGCATTATGACTGGTTGCACAGCATTTTTTACCGCAGAAGTTACATATGATATTGCATGTTTTGAACCAGTTATAAACCTGGCAAATTCAGAAGCAGCTGACATCCTTTGACTTTCTTCCAAAACCTGATCAGCCATGTTAGCAGCCGCATCCTGTACCTGCTCGCTTGTTTGTTTAATGGTATCTGCGGTTGTTTTTGTGATATTTTCAGCAATCCTCCGCATGACGCGCGATGGCGATTTTATTTCGAATTTTTCGAGTATAGTATTTATAAATCCGCCCGCTAATTTTTTTGCTGATTCCCATAATTCTTGAGATTTACTTTTCAAAGTATCGATCATGCTTTGCATCGCGTTTTTCATAGTCTCTTTCGACTTCTTAGGAAGTTCATCGTAAGCAGACACAATCCCATCAACAGCTTTTTTAGCTTCCTTTGATTGTTCGCCGCCATAAAACTCTATTTGTGCAGTCATGCCCGCCATTGCTCCAGCAACTTCAAGAGTGCGTTCATCAAGCAGTTTTTTGATCTCACTTTTATTCGCTTTCATTGCGGAGTTATATTCGCTCTCGATTCGTTTGAATTCTTGTACCATTTGCTGGTTGGATAAATTATCATTAGTCCTAAGTTTGTGCAACTCTTCATTGTACTTCTGTTGTATATTTTTTCGCTCTTCATACAATTCTTGAAGCTTTTGAAGATTCTCGGTTTCAATCTGATTTTGCTGCATATAGCGATCCTGAACAGCCTTAATCACATCGGCTGTTTTTTTATTTTCAGCCGCCATAACATCCTGATATTCTTTATCAGCTTTGGCCATTATCTCCCGAGCGCGCTGTTCTTCAATTTCGGCTTCCTTTATTTTCTTTTGTTCGCGAAGCTTGGTGGCGTTCTGCATGATTTCATCCGCAACTTGGTATTCTTTAAGCCTTTGAGCCTCGACGATTTGGATAATTTCATCGCGAGTTTCCTCGGCAGCCTTGATAATCTCCTGCGCCCGCTGTTCGGTCATGTTTTTTTCGTTCTTAGCCATTGCTTCCAGAATGCGGTTCTTTTGCTGGTAGGCTTCGATCTGACTATCGGCAAACGCGCCAAGTTGTTCAATGAGCTGCTGCAGCCGTTTATATTCTTCTTCGGTTAAAGCTCTACGCTTTTCCACGGCAAGGGATGTCAGTTCAGTTATTCCTTTTTGAGTTTCATCAACTTTCTTTTTAAGTTTTTCCTGATTCTCGGTGGTCCAGATCGTGGAATCATCAAATCCGTCAAGTGCAGATTTGGCAGAGGAAATACCGTTAATGAAATCCGATGCACCTTGAGCTGAACTGGCTATAGCATCATTCAGTTTCCGAGTATCTTCTCCGGCTTTGTATGCCGCAACAGCCAATGCTCCAAGCCCAACTGCAACAGCGGTTATTGCAATAGAAGCAGGATTCATTAAAGATGTTAGCCCACCGGCGCCGCCTATTGCTCCTGATAAACCTTCTGTAGCTGTCTTAGCTGCGACTTCCGCGGCTTTTTTCTCGGCGAGTTTTTGAACAAACTTCCCGACGGCTTCAGATGCTTTTCCAATTCCGGTTGCCATGTTGCCGACTGTTTTTATAACAGGACCCAAACCAGCAACAACGCCGAGCATGGCAATAGTCGCTTTTTGTGCCGCAGGGTCCATATTGCCAAACGCTTGGGCCGCTTTAGCTAAATCCTTTGTCAAATCAGCAACTACAGGTAACAAATGATTACCGATAGTTATCGCAGCGTCGTCTATTTCATTTTTTGCAATTTTCATTTTTGATTCGGTAGTCCCGTACCGCTGTTCAGCTTCTTTTGTAAGGGCGTTATTTTCCTTCCAGGCTTTCGTCGCACGTTCAATCGCTCCCGATAATAGATCGCCAGCTCCAGCGGAACGCAAAAGAGCGTCGCGCATACGCACTTCAGTAATACCCATTTCGTCCAATACAGCAATAGCACTATTTCCTTTTTGTTCCGCATTGCTCAAACCTTTGATAAAGTCTGTCAGAGCGGCCGCCGCATCCTCTTTGAACGCTTTTTTAAATTCTTTGGCCGTTTTGCCTGAGACTTTTGAGAAATTCTCAAGGTCAATGGCTGCATTGAGCATGTTTTTGAGTTCTGTATTAGTGTAGCCCAACTGATTGGCTAAAGCCTTAAAGTCTTTCGGGCTCTGATTGGCAAACATCTGCAATTCGCGCAGAGATTTTCCGGTTTTTTGAAGTATAGGATTAATGTTTTCTCCCGTTTCGACTGCTAACTGCATCGCAACCATAACTTTGGAAAGAGCTGAACCGCCCATTTCAGCTTCAACACCGACGGAGGACAATGCAGTAGCGATAGCCATGATTTGCGGCTCGGTTAATCCTACTTGCTTACCGGCACCCGCAAGGCGCATAGCCATGTTTACAATATCTTTTTCGGTCGTTGCGAAATTGTTACCGAGATCAACAATCACAGACCCTAATCTATCGAAATCTTTTTGTGACATCTGGGTGATATTCGCAAACTGCGCCAACGCTGACGCAGCTTCATCGGCTGTCAGGTTAGTCGAATTTCCTAAGTCAAGCATGGCTTTTGAGAAACTAAGTATATTTTCAGTTTGAATTCCAAGCTGGCCTGCCGCTTCAGCAACTGCGGCAATTTCGGAAGCTGATGAAGGAAGTACTTTAGACATTTCTCTGATACCTTTTTCAAGATCAGCAAGTTCTTTCTCCGTTGCATCTACTGTTTTTCTTACTCCGGCAAAAGCAGATTCAAAATCAGTTGCAGCTTTTGTTGCATACCCAGCCGCGGCAACAAGCGGGGCGGTTAATCCAACTGTCATCTTACCACCGATATCGCTCATTTTTTCACCAGCTGATTTCAGTTTCTTTCCGACGTTTTCCGCTGCTTCACCAGCTTTTTTTAAACCGCTTTCGTTTAATGTCAACTGCTTGGTTGTTTCTTGCAGTTCTATCCGTAGTTTATTTAATGCTTCCTCGGCTTTAGCTACCTGGATTTTATACTCCTGTGTGGTGGTAGAATTCTCCCCGTAAATTTTGGTTGCCTGCTCAACAGCGTTTTTTGCTTCTTCAACCTTGCGTTTTTGAAGTTCGATTTGTTTGGCAAGACTTTCAGCTTTGACAGCAAGTGATTTTTGCTCTTCACCTGTTAATTCATATTGTGAAGTAAGAGCTTTGGTTTCTGCTCTTAAAAGCGACTGCTCTTTGTTAATTGCTTTTATTGCGTCTTTGTATTTTGTTTCACCATCAAGAGAAAAAATAGTTTTAATTTCTCGCGTTGCCATGCAGTCACCTCATTTTGTGCTTTATTAGCCATTTATCAAAAATATCGCGGAGCCTGTTTTCTACCATCGGCCCCGCAATATCATCTGCGTCATCAACAAAATGCGAACCTTTTATTTTTGATGTACCATAATTCAATACAAATGCTTTTTCTGCGTTTCGTACTCCTTTTTTATCTCGTCCTTGTGGGTAAATTTCAACACTTTTTATATCTCCGATTTTTTTTGCATTGCGTGAATAATTTACGCTTTCCAGCATTGCACCGGAATCAATATGATTATGCTTTTTAATCGATATTTTCCAAGCCTTTCTAACTTCCTCGGCTCCAGCAAATAACATTTCATCCGCAAGTTCGCCTGTTGATTGCCCCATAGCAGCCATATCTTCTATAAGTTCATCAAGCCCTTCGGTACGGAATCTCGCCATTATATATCATCTCCATCATAAATCTTGATGCCCTTATCCTCGAGATATCGCCAGTATAGGGCAATCAACCCCCTAAACGTTGTTTCTTTGATTTCTTCGAGAGATAACCCAATTTTGCTTTTCGCGAACCAAATCCAATATCCAAAGTCGTCGTCGATTTTTCCTTGTTTTTTTTTACTTCAGATTGAGTATCGGGCCAATCTAAATCAAGATTTTCTCCATTATCTTGAACCATAGGCTCCGGTTCATTGGCTTTTGCACCTTCATACACCGCAGTAATATATTCGGATAGGTATTCGGGCTTATAAATTCGATTGAATATTTGTATTGTCAGTCTTTCGTCTGCTGCACATAGTGCTCCGTACAATGAAGCTATTATGTACTCGATCGCGCCGGACGCAAGTCCTTCAATTAATTCGCTTCTGGTAATTTTCTTTCCGTAAACAGTGTTAAAATATGATATTGCCTGCAATGTCGCATTATTGTTCCATTTAAGCTTCCGAACGCGGTCAAATGTGGCGTAATTTTCAAATGGGTAGAAATCCGAAATATCGTGTTTCATAGCGATTTAGGGGCGGTTAAAACCGCCCCGTAAACCCCCTTAATCTATTGTGTAAGATGCCTCTAGTATTTCAGAGGCGTTCATGCCTGATCTGTATGCTCTGGCCTTGATTATCACAGGACCATTAATTGTTATCGGGCCATCATAAACCGTGCTGCCTGCATGCGGTGTGCTGCCATCAAGGGTATAGCGAATAAATGCGCCTTCCGTTTCAGTAGTCAGCGCAACATTAGTGCCTGCCGCAACTGCCCCTGCTGCAGGACTTGCAACCGGTTTAGCGACTGTATCCTGGAAATCGGTTCCAAACTCTTGAGGAACATCAAACCATGATGCTAATTTGGCTGCCGAGGCACCCGGCGTATCTTCACGCAGGGTATATTTAATTTTGCCGTCATTTCTACGAACAAAACGACCGGTAATGTTATGAGTCTGGAATGTGATGCCGCCCTGCACAGCAGTATTTGCTGTTTCTGCAAACTCTTTGAATTTCCCTTTATACAGTACCGTGCGTTTGTATTTCGGTGTACTGGACTTATCACTCGAAATAAGTTCCTCCCAAGCGAGAGCGCCTTCTTGGGCAACATCCGAGTCAGTAACGAGCAAGCCGCCGGTTTCATCCATAGAGTGCCCGAGCAGAGCTGCCCGGATTGAATCAGTCAATTGCGAAGCGTGGATTGTGACATCGTATCCGATAACCATTGAAAGATCATCTTCTACACCGTCATCCGATTCAAGCATGCCTTCCGTAAGAATCGGTGTAACCGTGATTGTGATAAGCCGTGAAAGCTTAACCGGTGGCCCATATACTGGAATACCGCCATTCTCAGGGTCGTTTATCAAAGGCCACCATGTCAACCTACGGGCACCGATTGGTTTGCCAACATAAGCCATATTAATTCCTCCCTTAATTTATTGGTACATAGCATGTAAAAATGTGATGGATGTATTTCGTATCTACTTCATAATCGATGTCGTATTCGAAAGGTATAAACGCCTTTTCGAGTTCGTCCCATATTGCCTGAACAACAGGGTCGTCATCTATCTTTGTATATCTGTCCACATATACCCTTTGTATTTTGTCCTCATCGCAATTATCCGACATCGACCTGTCAATGCTTCCGGGTGTCCAAACTGTATAATTGCCTTTTCCGGTTCCTAAATATTTTGTTAGTTGCGGGTCAGCTTTTAGGAGAATATCTTTAAAATCAGACAATTTCATAGTCCGTCACCCGCCTTTCAAGGGTCAAGTCCATAACAGGCGGCTCAACGTCGCGTGGATACTGGATAAGCTTAATATCATACTGCTTTCCGTCATTGGGGATTGCGACATATTCGGTTGTTACATCCTGCCGGAGAGGGCAACGCAGCAGCCTATCCACGCGGATATTAGATTGCTGCGCCGCAAAATACCTGTTTATTCCGACTGTCCGCTCTTCATACCGCAGCGTATATGCTAGCGCTAAACCATCAATTGGCATTTCTCCCGGTTCAGCGGTATTTGTAACGGAATATATTTTCACTATTCCGTCATTAAACTTCTGAAGCTGTTTCTTCGGCATACCGCTTCACCTCATATTCGTGCTGCAGTGATAAGAGCTCGTGCAAATAATTAATTTGGAACACATCCAAAGCGTTTGACCGAACATAGCGGCAGTAATCCATAAGCAATTCGCGGGGCTTGTCCTCGGCAGTATAGTCGAGTTCTTGCCCCGCAACCTTGTTAAGATACTGCATACCGCG